GGGTAACAATCGGAGAAGAAGACGGACTATTTGAATTCACCATAGAAGCAGAGGAAACTTAATATGAGCATTTTACCAATTAACAACATTATTAATGTGACGATCACAAACACGCCAAGCGGAGCGAATGAAAAGAACGTAAATTCAATTGCCATTTTCACGAATGAGCCGACAACCAGCTTAGAGCCTTTTGATGTTTTTATCAGTGCCGCGCAAGTTGCAGAGAAATTCGGAACCAGCGCGAAGACTTCCCTTATGGCCAACGCTATTTTCGCGCAAACGCCAAATATCAGAACCGGCAACGGCCGCCTAGTGATCATCCCCTTGCTTGCCGGCGTTTCGGCAGTCGCGGGCGATTTCAGCACAACAGATATTTCCGCAAACCTCGCTGATATTTTGCTGGTTACAAATGGCGATTTGCGCGTAACGGTGAACGGCGTGAATTACGACCTTACGCAATTGAATTTTGCAAACGCCGAAGACTTTGATGATGTTGCCGCAATTATCCAAGCCAAAATCGTGGATGCAACCGTTGTCGGCATTACGGACGGAATCCGCATTACATCTAAAAAGGCCGGCGCAGATTCAACAATTGTTCTGGCGGCGGTTCCATCTGGCGCGGGCACGCAGCTAAACGGCGCAGGATATTTAAACGAAGCAGCCGGCACGACCGCAGACGGAAGCGATAGCGAAGGCGAAACCATCCTTGAAGCCATTTCACGCACTGGCGGCGCGATTGGCTATGCTGGCGTAATGACAACGCTTGAGCTTGAAGATGATGCGGTTGAAGCGGTGGCCGATGGCGTGCAAGCGCAAGATCGCATATTCCTTCACCACTTCGCGTCCACGCAGGATATTTCCGGCATCGCCACAACGATTTCCCAAGCCGGCAATAAAAAAACGCGATGCTTGCTGCACACTGGCGGTCTGGCCGAAGCAAACCTTATGAAAGCCGCTTACGCTGGCCGCGCGTTCTGTGTAAATACAAACGGCAGCAATACGGCGCACACAATGAACTTGAAGCAGTTGGCAACGATAAACCCTGATTTGGGCATTAGCCAGACCAATTACATTGCGGCAAAAACAGCCGGCATTGATGGCTATGTTTCCTATGATGGCGTGCCGGCCGTTGAATCTACCGGCGGGAATAATTATTTCGATAATGTTTATTTAGATTTGGCCTTGAAGTTCGCGCTTGAAGTTTCTGGCTTTAATTACTTGCGCCAAACAAATACGAAAGTTCCCCAGACTGAAAACGGCATGAACGGCCTAAAATCCGCATACGCCACGGTCATGGAACGCTTTGTTAGGAACGGCGCTATTGCGGCCGGAACTTGGAACTCAAGCGAAACATTCGGCAAGCCAGAAACATTTAAAAACAACATCACAAATCGCGGGTATTACATTTACAGCTTCCCAATTGCGCAACAAAGTTCTGTCGAAAGGGAAAACAGAAAAGCCCCGCTTTGCCAGATTGCCGTAAAACGCGCCGGCGCAATCCACGACAGCGATGTTATTGTTTTAATCAACGACTAAGGAGAAATTTAAATGCCTACATACACGCTTACATCTGATGATACTTTAACGCTCTGGGATCGCGTCTTCGTCGATTTCGCGGATGATGATATTACAACAATCACTTTCCCGAATGACACTATTGCCATGAAAACAGGGAAGAATAAAAATACAATTTTCGCCAAGGACGAGAAAGGCAATAACGCCAATTTGGTTCTTCGCATTATCCGTGGCTCGGCCGATGATGAATTTTTACAAGGCAAGATCGAGGAACGCGAACGCGACTTTGTTGGCAGCGTACTTGCCGAAGGGGAATTTACAAAGCGGATCGGCGATGGCTTAGGCGAAGTCAAGCGCGATGTTTACACCATGCTTGGCGGTGTTATTGTCCGCCCTGTTGATGCAAAAGAAAATGTTAGTGGAGATACCGCGCAAGGCGTTTCCGTTTATAACATGGCATTCGCATTTGCAAGGCGCTCAATTCAGTAGTATATTTTTAGCCAATGGAACCCACTCACGAAACTTTGCCGCAATAAAAGGAACATCCCCCTTTTTTGCGGCTATTTTTTTAACAGAAAGAAATGATAATGCCCGAAATAACATTGCCATCCGGCGCGACAGCCATAATTAACATTGCACCATTTGAAGATTCAATGGCTTTAAAATCAGCCCTGCAAAAACAGTTTGTTGGCAGCGACTTTTCATTTGATTACGATTTTAAAAAGGGCGCAAAAGAGCAGAACTTTGATATTGCTTCGATAGCGAAAATGATTGCGCTTGCCGATAGCAGCGATGAAGTTTACAAGGCTATTTTTACTTGCTTGGCGCGATGCACATATAACGGCGAAAAGATCACCAAGCAAGTTTTTGAGCCGGCAAATGCCCGCCAAGATTATTACGATATTATATTTGCGTGCGCGAAGGAAAATGTCGCCCCTTTTTTCGAAAGTCTGATTTCAAAGTGGTTGCCGGTAGCGCGGGCGTTCCAGACCAACATGCAGAACCAGACAGAAAACAGCCAGAAATAGAAATTGATGATGAATGCACTTTCTTTGCCATACGGCTGGCAAAGTCAGGGTATTTCCAAGGCGACCCGCTAAGGGTGCTTAAAGCCCCCACCGATATGGTTTTGGCCATACTTAATTTTGAAACCTTTGAAAGCGATTACGAAACCGAGTATGATAAATTAAACAGAAAGGCGGAATGATATGCAGCTAGGGGAATTTTTCATTGCGCTGGGATTCGATGTTGACGACAAAAAGCTTAAGGGCTTCCACGAAAACATCAAAGATTTAGGCAAAGACTTTCTTAAAATCTCCGCAGTCGCAGCCGGTACGGTTTATGCCATAAATAAATTTGTTGCCGGCGGCGTTGAAGCTGCAACGACCTTGCGCAATTTCAATGCAGAAACAGGCAATTCCATCGAAGCCCTGCAAAAGTGGCAAGTCGGCAGCGTTCTAACAAATGCCGCAGCCAGCGCCGACCAAGTAACGGCCAGCTTTCAGTCAATGGCTTCATCAATTGCAGACGTAACAATGGGCAAGGGCAATGCCGGCGCTTACGCAATGCTGGGCATTTCCGATGTGCGCGGGATGGACGTTGGCGATGCAATGGAAGAATTACGCGCCAACTTTGATGCGAATGTTGCACAGTGGGGATTGCCGCAGACTGTTAATTTAATGCGCGATGTTGGCTTTGACCCCGCCATGCTGCAAGCCCTTAAGCTAACGCGCAAAGAATTTAATAAACTGGTCGATAGCAAATTCCTTGATGCTGAAAGCCGCGAAAAACTTATTAAGCTGGGCGATGCAATCAGCAAGGCAAAGCTAGATTTTAAGCTTTTCAAAGACCAGCTTTCCGCAGATATTGCGCCGAAGCTTATTGAATACCTTGAAACGGCCATGCCTATTATTGAGGATTTCCAAGAAAGTATCGCGGCCGCGCATGATGCCTTCACAAATTGGACAAGCGGCCTTACAGAAACACAGCTTGGCGCGCTTAAGGCATTTGCGGCCATGCTGTTTATTGCATTCTTCCCTGTAACATCAATGTTTGTTGCGCTTGCCGCCGCCATTTGGGACGTTGGCCGCGCGCTCCGTGGGCTGCCCAGCTTCACCGGCGATGGCCTAGCATGGATTTCTGATTTAGCCGAGATTAACGAAGGAAGCTATGCCGATAAAATAGCGCAAGCGGCCGGAAATTTGGTGCAGGGCGCAAAGGATATGCTTTCAAGCCAAGAATATACCGAAGGCGGCGTGCTCAATAAATCCCCAGCCATACCGTTCGCGCCGGCCGACTTCATAGAGTCCGATTTGATGCGGTATTACCAAGGCAATTTGAGCCCAGCCAATAACAACAACGATAGCCGGATTGAGCGTATTATCCGCGAAACGCAAAATAACATGAATAATGTTTGGAACATCGAAAGCACCGCCGACCCAATGATGCTTTCAGACTTAATTATGATGAAGCAAAAGCAGATGCTCGATAATACGCTATCAGAAAAGAATAACGGATCAAGGTATTAGAATGACAGCCGGATTAGACATTTTAGCCAATAGCGTAAATAAATACATTGTCCGCCCAATTAATGCTTTTGGCGTTGGCGGGTTTGTGTTCGATATTGAAGGCGAAACGGCCGTAACGCTGCAAAGCGAAATCACAGATCATTATCTGGAAGACAATAGCGCGGTTCAAGATCACATCGCCATCCGGCCGAAGCGCGTAACGCTAAAAAGCTATGTCGGGGAATTGGTGCATAGGCGCGATGAAGAAGGCCAAGGCGCAATCCAAAAGCTGGCGCAAAAGCTAACTGTCATTGATAGCTACCTCCCCGCCCTTGCCAGTTCTGCGCAAGAAGCAATTGATTTTATTAAGGCCGGAAAATTCAGCGATTTAAGCCTTGGCGATATAACGCTTGAAACCGTGAATAAGGCCACGGATTATTGGGCTTTCGTGCAGAATATCGGCAATGTTTCAAGCAAGCAGCAGCAGGCATATTTGTATTTTAAAGCATTGCTGGAAGGCAAATTTCTACTGTCAGTGCAAACCCCCTTTGAATTTATGAACAATATGGCCATAGAAAGCGTCATGGCTGTGCAGAGCGAAAACAGCGAATTTATAAGCGATTTTTCTATTGTCCTAAAGCATATCCGCACAACCGAAGTTTTAAACACCGAGAAAAACGGCGCAATTTATAACACGCGCGAAGGCACGCCGGAAGAATTATACCAAGGC